TCATATACCTCATTGCTTGCCGCAATTGCGGCAAGCAATGAGGTATATGAAAGGCTGATTTTGGCACACGCATTCGAGAGGATGAAGCAATGACCGATAAGCAAGAGCTGCTGCGCCTTGCCGCAAGCGTTGGTGCCGTGGTGGATTACGGCTTCTTCGGCGGTATCAAGGCGATTCACTGGCATGGCGATACATATTCGCCGCGCATGTATCCAGACTTTGGCGCGTTTTCACGTTATGCTGATGGATGGCAAAATCTGCCAACTGGCGATCTTCCACCAGTGGACCATTCACGATGGACAATGGTTCAGCTAGATAATGACCCAGATTGTAACCGGGCGTTCCGCGTTTGGCTTGATCAAAGGTGCATTGGCAGCGCGACGGAGATTCGCAATTGGGATGGGGTGACGATTGATCGTGTAATTTTTCATTGCGCGTTTAAGGACCTGACTATTTATGCATTGGGTCTTGATGCTGCAACCAGATTGATAAATGCGCGGAATGATAAGTTTCAGGCTGAACGTAAAGCCTTCGCTGACGCGATTGCAGCCGATGTTTCTGCACTTCATGCCGATGTCATGCTGGCTATTCATGGCTCGGCAACCACACGTGACAACCAACACAATGGCGTAAGCCAATGATCCCGCCTGAAAAAAGCACCGCTTTCCGTGCCCGAAAGAAAGCAGAGGTTGCGCGATGAAATGGAGTGGCATGACGTTAGATCAGCATTATAACCACCTTCGCACGTGGCGTCGGAAGTTTGCGCTGTTTCCGATGCAGATGGATAGCGGTCATTGGGTGTGGTTGGAATCGTACTTTGTGAGGCTTAACGATTCTTACTGGCCTAGCCCATACACACAACGCGCGCTAGAAATACCTGCCGATCCAACCTATCCCCCGCCGCCGCCAAAAAGATGAAAGGACGCAAACCAATGACATCTTCGGAAAAAAGAGCGGCTTTCCGCGCGCGCAAGAAGGCGGCGGGGGAGGTTCGCATAACCACGTGGGTTCCCGCCGGCAGGGTTATGGCTGTAAGGGCGGCTATAGCCAAAGAGCTATCAGATACGGCGGAATGGCTGACTATCGACATTGGCTCGCTGTCTTTCCCATGCGCAAAAGCATTACTTACATTAACGAGGGCAGAGCTATGACTGACAAACCAATCCCCCCGATCTGTTTGAACTGCAAGCACGTTATCACCGAAGGCGTGATCTTTGATGAGAGGTGCGGACACCGGGAAATGTTGGACTTTAGCCCAGTGACCGGGCTAATGGCACCTCTGGCGAGCCTTGCACGTGGCGAATTTCTGGCGTATGGCACAAGCAGTGGTGATCTTGTTGGTTGTGCAAAATGCGGCCCGGATGGGGGGCTATTCGAGCAACGCGACGATTCAGCACGGGAACTTCGGTTCGTATGGCGCTGGTTATGGAAATTCATCTGTTTATTCCGGCGTAAGGCGTGATAGGATAGCCGCATGGCAAGAGAATGGACGGACGATCAAAAGGCCAAGACCTGCGCGGAAATTCTAGCGCGGGTCACAGACGGGCAAAGCCTTCGCGCAGCTTGCCGAAATGGCGACGATTGGACCCCATCCGAGGCTTTATTTAGGCAGTGGTGTGATAGTGACGCCGATCTAGCTTCGCAATACGCCCGCGCGCGCGAGGACCGGGCAGATGTAATCTTTGAGGAGTGCATCGAAATAGCCGACCGTCAAGGCGCTGATATTGTAACGGTTGATGGCGTCGATACAATCGATCACAACGTAATCGCGCGAAACAAGTTGATGATTGATACGCGGCGTTGGATGCTTGGCAAGATGCAGCCTAGGAAATACGGCGATAAGGTTTTGCACGGTAGCGACCCTGAAAATCCACTGCCAGAACATCGGACAATCGTTGCAACTATGACCCCACAGGAAGCCGCCGAGGCCTATGCAGCAACCCTTACCACTGACAAGGGCTGATTGGCCCCCTGACTATGTGAGCGTCTGGGCGTGGCGTCAAAAGCAGTTGCTTGCGATGCGGGCTAACCCTGCGATGATGGCCGGGGCGCTAGAATACTACCGCACCCGGCCTGTTGAATTTATCGCGCACTGGTTTGACACCTACGACCCCCGAAACGCTGGCAGGGGCGTTCCTGCTTACATGCCGTTTATCATGTTTGAGAGGCAGGCGGAATTCGTCCGGTTTCTCATTGCGATGATTGATGGCGAGGAAAACGGGCTTGTCGAAAAGGCCCGCGATATGGGGGCAACGTGGGTGTGCTGCGCTGTGTCGGTTTGGCTATGGCGGTTTTACCCGGGCGCGGCGGTGGGATGGGGAAGCCGCAAGGAGCAGCTTGTCGATAAGCTGGGCGACCCTGATAGCATCTTTGAGAAAATGCGCATTCTTATCAGGCGATTGCCGCGCGAGTTTTGGCCCGTTGGTTTTAGCGAGACCGATCATATGGCCTACATGCGGATTGTGAACCCCGCAACCGGGGCGACAATTACGGGTGAGGCTGGCGACAACATCGGGCGCGGCGGGCGTAAGCTGATCTATATCAAAGACGAAAGCGCGCACTACGAACGGCCCGAAAAGATAGAAGCAGCGCTTGCGGACAACACGCGGGTTCAGATTGATATTTCATCGGTAAACGGGCTTGGCAACGTATTTCACCGTAGGCGGGAAGCGGGCGTTGAATGGGTCGGTGAGGTCGCCAAGGCAAAGACAAACGTTTTTGTGATGGATTGGAGCGATCACCCCGCAAAGGATCAGGCGTGGTACGACGCCCGCCGCGCAAAGGCTGTTGCGGACGGCCTGTTGCATGTTTTTGCGCAAGAGGTGGAGCGGAACTATTCGGCATCCATTGATGGCGTCATTATCCCGGCCAATTGGATTGCATCCGCCATTGGCGCGGCTGGCAAGCTGGGCTTTGAAGCAACAGGCGGAATTATCGCGGCGCTTGACGTGGCAGACGAGGGCGGGGATAGAAACGCGCTGGCAATCCGCAAGGGGGCTGCGCTGTTGTCGTGCGATGATTGGGCGGAGGGGGACACGGGATACACCACCCGGCGCGCGGTTCAGGCGCTATCAGGGCTTGGACCTGTCACGCTGCAATATGACAGCGTTGGCGTTGGTGCTGGGGTTAAGTCCGAGGCCAACCGCCTTACGCAATCCGGCGAAATGCCCGCAACCATAACCTACACGGCATGGTCGGCAGGGGCAGGCGTTCTAAACCCTGACAAGCGGATTGCGCCCGATGATAGGGACACCCCGCTGAATAAGGATTACTTCGCCAACCTCAAAGCGCAGGCGTGGTGGCAGTTGCGGCTTAGGTTTGAGCGGACGCATAGAGCCGTCACCGAGGGGCTAAAATACAACCCAGACGACCTAATCAGCCTGCCCCCTGATATGCCAAAGCTACGGCAGTTGCAAAAAGAGCTTGCACAGGCTACTGTGAGCAAAACCACGGGGGCTTTAAAATTGGCCGTTGATAAATCACCACCCGGCACCAAGTCGCCAAACCTTGCCGATGCAGTGGTTATGGCGTTTTGGCCTGTGAACGCAAACGCTTATAACCTGACAGGGGTTTTCTAGTGCCGATTGAAGGAAAGCCGCATTACCGTATGACCGCCGACGGTCTGGTAAACCTTGTTTCAGGCATGGGCACATCCCGCGATAAAGCAGGGCAGGCATCCTATCAAGTCCCAATGCTAGATGACGCCACACTGTTGCGGGCCTACAAGGCATCGGCGCTGGTTCGTCGTGCAGTGGACCTACCCGCCGAAGACGCTACCCGTGAGTGGCGTGAATGGCAATGCAAGGGCGCTGAAATTGGCAAGATCGAAGCCTTGGAAAAGTCGCTAGGCCTTCAGGGCAAGGTTATGCAGGCCATGAAAATGGCAGGGCTATTCGGTGGGTCTGCTATCCTCATTGGTGACGGGGGGCTATCCCCAAGCCTGCCGCTTGACCCCAAGGCAATCAAGGTTGGTGGGCTGAAATATCTTACCGTTCTTTCGACACTTGACCTATCGGCTGGCGAAATTGGGCAAGACCCGACAAAGCCTGACTTTGGAAAGCCGCTTTATTGGAATATGCGGGGCGGCACTCGCTTGCACCCGTCGCGCGTTGCCGTGTTTTCAGGCCAAGAGCCTATCCCCGCATATGGCATTGATCAGCACCACGGATGGGGCGACAGTTCTCTTATGGGGATGCTGGATAGCCTAACCCGCGTAGGCGAGGCGGCAAGTAATGCCAGCGCCCTTCTTTATGAGGCCAAGGTGGACGTGTTTAAAATCCCCGGCCTCATGGCAAACCTTGCCAGTCGCGGGAACGGCTATAGCGATGAAATCTTGCGCCGCCTAACCCTTGCTGCAACAGGTAAGGGCATTTCCGGCGCATTGGTTATGGACGCGGATGAGGACTACCAGCAGAAAAGCGCCTCACTATCTGGCATCTCTGACCTAATGGATCGCTTTGCGCAATTGGCTTGCGCCGATGCAGGCATCCCAATGACACTGCTGTTTGAAATGTCACCAGGCGGGATGAATGCAACCGGGGCGGCTGATATTCGTGGTTATTACGACCGGGTTAAGGTTGTTCAGGCTCTGCGCATATCGCCAGCTATGGCTATTCTTGACGAATGCTTAGTTCGGTCTGCGCTTGGGGAATACCCTGAAGGGCTGCACTACAACTGGCGCAGCCTATGGCAGCCGACGGCTAAGGATAAGGCGGATGTTGGCGAAAAAATGATGCAGGCGCTTGAGCGGCTTTCGAATATGGCTGTCATTCCAATTGAGGCTATCGGCAAGGCTGCGGTTAATGGCCTGACCGAGAGCGGGGCATTCCCCGGCCTAGAAGCATCCGTTGCGGACCAGTATGGCGACAATGGCGAAGGTGAAGAATGACATTGTTGCAAGATATTTCCGCAAGTGATACCATTGCGCAAGAAATCCGAGGCCGCAGATGAAATTTACCGACCGCGCAACGATTGGGCAGCCACGCAAAACAGCCGACGGTTATCTTGTCGGTCAGGTTAGGTGCGCCCGCACTGGTTGCCAAGATTACCATGCGCGGGAATTGGGCTTGCTTGGCGATGGGGTGGTGACGGTATACCGCCCTGAGAGCGCCGTATTCGACAAGGCCAGCTTGGCGACGTATGCAGGCAAGCCCGTGACATTGGGCCACCCGCCTGAAATGGTAACCGCCGATAGCTGGAAAGCCTATGCTGTTGGCGATGTTGGCACGGAAATTGCCCGCGACGGCGACTTTGTGTCTGTCCCATACAAGGTGATGGATGCGGCGGCGGTCGCTGCGATCATGGCTGATACCCGCGAAGTCTCGATGGGATACACGACCCCCGTTGAAATGGTTGACGGCGTTGCGCCATGCGGCACTAAATATCAGGCGGTTCAAACCGGGCCTATCGTGATCAATCACCTCGCTATCGTGCCTAAGGCGCGCGGCGGTTCTGAACTCCGTATTGGTGACAATGCGGGAAGCTGGGGCGCAAGCCCCGTCACCGATGCAGACAACAAAGGAGGCATTATGCCTGAAAACCTGCGCAAAATTATGGTGGACGGCCTTCAAGTAGAAGTGACCGATGCCGCCGCCGTGGCAATCGAAAAGCTGCAAGGCAAGATTGCCGATATGGATGCTGCCGCAACCGAAGCGAAGGCCAAGGCCGAAGCTGAAAAGGCGGCGCAAGAAAAAGAGCTTGCGGCCAAGGATGCGGCTATTGCTGCGCTTGAGGCTGGCAAGTTGACCGATGCGGCGATTGACGCCCGCGTCACCGCCCGCGCTGATCTGATCGGCAAGGCTGTTGCAATTGCAAGGGATGTGGCGACCACGGGCCTGACAGACGCAGCAATCCGCAAGGCGGCTGTTGTTGCCAAGCTGGGCGATGCGGCTGTTTCCGGCAAGTCCGATGCTTATATCGACGCCAGGTTTGACATCTTGGCCGAGGACGCAAAAACGGCGGACCCATTGGCGCAGGTCAAACTTGATGGCGCATCGATCACCACCCTTGACGCCGTTTATAAAAAGCGTGACGCCGATCTTTCCGGCGCATGGAACCAGAAAGTGGGGGCTTAAGCCATGCCGATTACCGACTTCATTGGCACTTACACCGCTGCGCCCGCTTTGGGCTATGCGGGCATGATTGCCGAAAGCCAATCCATCCAGGACGTTGCGTCTAAGGTTGTCACCACTGCTTCGGTGGCGTTCGGCTTGGCTGTTGGCCGTGGTGCGACCGATGGCAGCATTCGCCTTGGCGGTACTGGCTTTGAGGGGATTGCGATTGCCGACAAAACCCGCACGGCTGACCTGTTCGCTGTTGGCGAGATTGCAGGCGTTATCCGCAAGGGCACCGTCTGGGTTGTTGCAACAACGGCCGTTACCCCGGCTGACCCCGTGACCTTCACCGCTGCAACTGGCGTTATTGGCGCGGGCCTTGCGACCACAATCGCGGGCGCTAAATTCGAAACCAGCGGCGGCATTGGTGCCCTCGTTCGCGTGTATCTGGGCTAAGGGGGCCTAACACCATGACCATGAAGATTATGGACGCGCCCGCAGCTTTGGGCTTTGTTCTGTCGCAGCGCACTTCGCTTGAAAGCGAGGTTCTGTCGCGGCCTTACCCAGAGTTTAAATATGCTCGGATGATCCCAATCGACACGTCGGCAAACCCATACGCCGCATCGGTGACGTTCTTCACCCGTGATAGCGTCGGCAAGGCCAAGTTTATCAACGCCTCCGGTGACGATATTCCATATGCGAACACGACTATGTCGAAGTTCGAACAAACCGTCATGACGGCGGGCATCGGCGCACAGTGGTCGCTCGAAGAAATCGGCGCAGCTTCGCAGCTTGGCATCAGCCTATCCACCGATGAACTTGATGCCGCCCGTATGGCCTACGAGCGCCTTGTTGACGACGTGGCGTTTATTGGCGATACCACCATCGGTGTTGAGGGCTTGTTCAATACCACGGGCATCACCAGCACCGCCGCTGCATTGGCATGGGCTGGTGCGACATCAGCGCAAATCGTTCAACAGATTGTTGACGACTTTGTTTCGGTTCGCACCACGACACTCGGCACGGAAACTGCTGACACGTTGGTTTTGCCAATTGCGCAACACGCCTTGATTGCGACCAAGGCTTATGGCGTTGAGGGCGGCTTGACCATTCTGCAATACCTGCAAAATGCGCTGACTGCCCTGATGGGTAAGCC